ATGGAAGACGATATGAATATTGGTGAATTGCTTAAGGAAACAGCAGAAGAAAATCAGACAAGAAAAATTCTTGCAATACTCAATGAATGTAAAGACATTGAAGAAGCTAGAGAAAAAGTAAAAGCCTTGCTTAATAAATAAGCAAGGCTGACAACGAAAAATTCGGGCGGTACTTGCCACCGCTCGATACCAAATAGATAATATCATTTATTTGGTTACAAGGCAAGAGTCAAGAGGTGATTAAAGTAGATAAGAAGAAAATGGGTAGACCCACAGACAATCCTAGAACAGAAAAGATAGGCTTCAGAATGTCAAAAGAAGAAATTGAAGATATACAAGAATGTGCTAATGCATTGAATACTCAAAGAGTTAATGCAGTTGTTGAGGGAATAAAACTACTAAAAGAAAAATTGGGAATTAAATAACAAAAAAGAAGTTCGCCCACCTACCAAGCAAAACGAACTTCTTCAACACACCAATACCAAAGTACTGGTATTAATATTATATCTTACTTTTGGAATTGGTCAATATAATTTTAAAAGGAGATTGATTTAAAAATGAATAAGATAGAGCAGACGATAACAAGCATTGAAGTAGCCGAAATGGTTGGAAAAGAACATAGTAAATTATTAAGGGACATAAGAAATTATGTAGAGCAGTTTAACCAATCCAAGATTGGCTTCGTTGATTTCTTTACAGAAAGTACATACAAGGATAATAAAGGAGAAATAAGACCTTGCTACAATGTAACCAAGAAAGGCTGTGAGTTTATAGCACATAAGCTTACAGGCACAAGGGGAACAGAATTTACAGCAAGATACATCAATCGTTTTCACGATATGGAAGAACATATAAATAGCAACAAGCCACGCACAGCCCTTGAACAGCTCCAGTTACAGAGTCAGGCAATCCTTGAAGTCAATGATAAGATAGATGAAGTTAAGCAGGAGCTGGAAGACTTTAAGCAGGATATGCCACTGATGAATATTGAATGTGACAGAATAACAACAGCAGTACGCAAGGTTGGAACACGCGCTTTAGGCGGTAAAGACAGCAATGCATATCACGATAAGTCTTTAAGCGGTAAGGTATACACAGATATCTACAGAGAGCTGAAAAGACAGTTTCAGGTTACTTCCTACAAGTCAATCAAGCGTAGACAGTGTGACATAGCAATATCTATAATTGAAGAGTATCAGCTGCCTGTGGTTCTGAAAGAACAGATACAGAACACTAACGCACAGATGAATATGGAGGTGTAATATGTCTGCTAAAATTGATTTTGAGAATGCTTTGTATGAACTGGAACAGACAACAGCAACATTAGGATTTGTTCAGACAGCATTTGCAGAGGGCGAATCTCTTATAGATAATGACGAATCTGCAGCAACTATATATATGTTATATTCAAGACAAAGGTCTATAGTGAATAAGCTCAAAGAAGTATTGAATACAATAAAATAAATAATATCATATTGATATCTGGGACGTTCAGCAATGGACGTCCTTTTTATATGCCCAAAACTTAATGGCAATAAACTTTAGGAAAATGCCGACGGGCGGTAAACGGAAAGGAGACAGGTATGAGAAAGACATTACCTATTAATTTACAGTTCTTCGCTGAGGGCGGAGATGGTAACGGCGACCAGAACGCTGGAAACAATAATAACGGACAGGCAGGACAGCAGGGTGGTCAGAATAATCAGCAGGCAGCTGGAATTGACTATGACAAAATACAGAGTATGTTAGACACCGCAACTGCCAAGAAAGAAAATGCTGTGCTTAAAAGCTATTTCCAGCAGCAGGGACTATCCGAGGAGGAAGTAAGCCAGGCTATTGCAACATTTAAGCAGAATAAACAGCAGCAGGTAGAACAGCAGCAGAACGCTAATGCTAATCTTCAGAATGAAGTAACAACAGCACAGAAAGATGCTGAACAGGCTCGTATAGAGCTTGCGGCTACACAGGTAGCAATGACACTTGGTATTAATGCCAAGACAGTACAATACGTGCTTAAGATGGCTGATTTCAGTAAGGCAAAGGGTACAGATGGAAAGATATCAGAGGACAATGTTAAAGCTGCAATTGAACAGGTTCTAAAGGATGTACCTGCACTTAAGCCAAGCACAGAGAACAATGAGGGATTCCAGATTGGCGCAGGGCAGCAGACTAATGGACAGCAGTCTTCTGCAGGTAGCAATGTAAATGTTCCTACAAAGAGATGGAATAGATTCAATTAAGAAAGGTTAAAAAGGTAAAATAATATGCCAAATTTAAATTATGCAGAACAGTGGAGTCCTGAATTATTAGCAATTCTTATTCAGGGCACACTTACATCCCCATTTATCACAAACAATGTCAGATGGTTAGATGCAAAGACTTTCCATTTTACACAGATGAGTGTAAGTGGTTATAAGAACCATAAGAGATCAGGTGGATGGAACACAGGAGAATATAACCAGAAAGATGTTCCTTACACAGTAACACATGACAGAGATGTACAGTTTATGGTTGATAAGGCAGATGTTGATGAAACAAATCAGACAGCATCTATTCAGAATATTTCACACATATTTGAACAGACACAGGTAGTACCAGAGACAGATGCATTATTTTTCAGTAAGGTAGCACAGGCTGCACAGAAGACAGAATTATATCATACTGAAACAGCTTCCACAGAATATACATCAGAGAATGTATTTGCTAAGCTTAAGCATATTCTGGCAGCAGGCAAGCTTAGAAGATATAAGGCAAATGGAAGCCTCATTATGTATGTATCTTCTGACATTATGGATAAGCTTGAGGTATCAAAGGAATTTACACGTAAGATTGAAATGACACAGATTGCAGAAGGTGGTCTTGGCATTGAAACACGTGTAACTGATATTGATGGTGTGACACTTATGGAAGTTGTGGATGATGAAAGATTCTATGACAGATTCGATTGGGATGTTGCAGAGGGCGGCTTTGCTCCGCTTAAGTCAAAGTATGCTGCAACAACTGATACAGATGTGGTAGAAGGAAAGACATACTACACTAAGAGCGACAGCGCTTATACAGTTGTGGCAAAGCCTACAAAGACTAATATAGCCACATATTATGAAAAGACTGTTCAGGGTTCACGCAAGATTAATGTACTTGTTGCATGTGGACAGACCTGTAAGACAGTACCTAAGATTTCATCTATTTATTTCTTTGCACCAGGAGCACATACAGAAGGAGACGGATATCTTTATCAGAATCGTCAGTTAAGTGATACATTTGTATTCCCTAATGGCAAGGATGGTAAGGTTGATTCTGTATTCGTTGATGTAGATCCTGCAGAAGAGATTGCAGAGTAAGCCTATGGTATATGCAAGTAAAGAACAGTACCTGAGTGAGCATAATCTTATCCCGGATGAACAGATAGAACGAAGATTAAAGCAGGCGAGCCGTCATATCGACTCGCTTACTTTTAATCGTATAACATCAAGAGGCTTTGATAATCTGACAGAGTTCCAGCAGGCAATAATCATAGATGTATGCTGCGATATGGCTGATTTTGAGTATGAGAATGAAGACATGATTAATTGTGTCTTACAGAATTATGCTGTAAATGGAGTATCTATGCAGTTTGGCAGTAGTTGGAATGTTCTTGTGCAGAATGGAATTGCTGTAAAGCGTGATACATACCGGGTGCTTTGCCAGACAGGCTTGTGCTGCTTAAGTCTGGGGGTGTGAGTATGAGATACCCTTGCTTGATATTAAAGAGCATGTGTAAGACAGAAATACATGTAGAGATAGAGCAGGAAGGCAGGAATGTCTACGGAGAGCCTCTTGAACCTGTTATATGGGATGGTTTATGTAACTATCAGGACAGCGGTAAGACAGAATTAACAGCAGAAAAGGTCCATATACAACTTGAAGGATGTGCTTTGATACCTGGAGATATTGCACCGGATCTTCCTGTTATTACAAAAGGTGATATAAAGGTGTTCGGTGTAACAAGGCATATATACAAGGGTACGAAGTGCCGTAATCCGGATGGTACAGTTAATTATGTAAGATTGGATGTGATGTAATGGCAAAAAATGTTAAGTCAACAGTTAAGCTTAATATGCCAGTGTTGAAAAGGCTTACGGCAGCAGCGCAGGTGTCGCTGGCACAGACAGCGGAAGCAATACATACGAATGTAGTTCAAAGTCAGGTAATGCCTAGAGATACAGGTACACTGCAAAACGAAAGCACATTTGTATATACACAGGATATTGCCAATGGCAAGGTAGAACTTATATCAAGTACACCATATGTAAGAAGGTTATATTATCATCCTGAATATAACTTCCATCAATCACCTTGGGTAGATGATAAAGGTAAAAGACACGAAGGCAATGCAAATGCAAAGGGCAGGTGGCTAGATGATTATCTTAAAGATGGTAAGAAAAGAAATTTTGCTCCAGATACATTTGCTAAGTTATACAAGAAAAATGCGGGGTTATGATGTTAGGAATAGGTGATGTAAGAGATTATATAGCAGGTCTTGGCATTGCAGACAATAATAATGTATATTGCGGCAAGCTTGACAATAAAAAAGATAAGAGCATAGGAGTATATAATCTTAACAGACAAAGACCACCACAGACTGCTGTAGGAGGCTTAAATAACAGCTCTTATCGTATTAAGTCTATAAGTATATTAGTTCATTGGAATACAAGTGTCAGAGACACCGAGAAGGCAGCAGAACAGCTCTATAATATGCTTAGAGATACCAACAATAAAATAATCAATGATACAAAGCTGCTATTCACTAAAATGCAGGTTGATGGACCTGTGGATGTAGGGACAGATGATAAAGGTATCTTTGAGAGTGTAATAGAATTAGATATTTATTATGAAAGGTAGGTAAAAGCATGGCACAGAATACCAAATTAGCCGGATATAATGCAGGAGCAACACCACTTACTGGCGTTAATCCGGTACATACAATTCAGTTCGGTGTATGTATAACAGGAAGAAAGAGTACAGATACACCAGAAACAGTAGAAACAAAGGTTGTAAAGGATGCAGAGAGTTTAAGCATATCTGTAGATGGAACAATTGAAGAATGGAATCCAATGGATCAGGCGGGCTGGACAAGAAGACTTACAACAGGTAAATCACTCGGTATGACTATGGGCGGCAAGCGTAATTATGGTGATGAAGGTAATGATTATATTGCAAGTCTGGCTTTAAAGACAGGACAGGAATGTAATACCTGGGTTTCAGTTATTTTCCCAAACCTTGACCAGCTTCTTATCCCAGCAGTTATAAATGTAACTTCCCTTGGAGGAGACTCAACAAGCATTGATGCACTTGAATGGGAAGCACAGTCAGATGGAAAACCAACATATATTCCATATACAGAATAAAAAAGAAAGAGAGAATTTGAATAATGGCAAAGACAGATTTTAAAGTAATAGACATATCAATGAAGATTACAAACCAGTTACCTATGGTTCGTATTACTGATGACTTAGTGGTAACTGTGAATAACAGAAAGAACACAATTCTTAATGTACAGGCTATGGCTGCTGAGGCTGAAAAGAAGAAAGATAGTGACAACGGAATGGGATTTATAACAAAGGCTCTTGAAATGCTTATTGGCAAAGAGGCAGCAGATAAGATTGAGGCTATGGACTTACCGCTTCCAGAATATAAGGAAATGTATAATGCAATAATGGGTGTTGCCACAGGCACATATGGAGAGGAGAATACACCCTCATAGTGAAATATATTATGACATATATGATGACTGGGAATTGATAGAGTCAAGCTTTCTGTCACAGTATGGCATACGATTGCGAACGGAAGATGATATGTCTTGGGCGGAATTTTGTTCTTTATTGTCAGGAATAATGCCAGAGACACCGCTTGGCAGAGTGGTGAGCATAAGGGCAGAAAAAGATATGAAAGTCATAAGGAACTTTACTAAGAAACAGAAGAAGATACACAATGACTGGCTTCTGAAACGTAATAAGAGAGTGGTAGGAACACCACAGTATATAGAACATTGGACACGATTACAAAGAGATTTTAAGGCTGCTTACTCAAAGAAGTAGGCAGCTTTTTAATTGTGTCAGAAAGGAGGGCGAATGTCAGATACAGTAGGTCAGATAGCTCTGGAACTTGGAATAGATAGTTCACAGATAGTTAATCAGCTTACAGGAGCTTCTAATAAGGCAGCTAAGCAGGCAACAACTATCTTTTCTGGGCTTGGTAAGAAGATAGCTGCAGGACTAAGTATAGCTGCAGTTACTAAGTTCACGAAAGACTGCATAGAAGTAGGTTCTAATGTAACAGAAGTACAGAATGTCGTAGATACAGCATTTAAGGACTTAAGCTGGCAGGCAGACCAGTGGGCTTCCAATGCTATGACTAACTTCGGCTTATCGGAATTATCGGCTAAGAAGTACATGGGTGTGTTTGGCCAGATGAGTAATGCTATGGGTATTACAGGTAAGGCGGCATTGGATATGGCTGAAAATGTTACAGGATTAACCGGTGATGTTGCATCATTTTATAATCTTGGAACGGACGAAGCATATACAAAGCTGAAATCTATCTGGACTGGTGAGACTGAAACGCTCAAGGACTTGGGTGTGATTATGACTCAGACCAACTTAGACCAGTATGCACTTAATAACGGCTTCGGTAAAACTACAGCCAAGATGACAGAGCAGGAAAAAGTAATGCTGCGTTATCAGTACGTTACAAGTGCTTTGTCCAATGCCACAGGAGATTTTGTTAAGACACAGGATTCCTGGGCGAATCAGACAAGAATACTTACATTAAGGTTTCAGCAGTTAAAGGCTAGTCTTGGTAAAGGCTTCATAGCATTGTTTACACCTATTCTGCGTGGATTTAATAGTCTGCTTGCAGGACTGCAGAAAGTGGCAGATGGATTTGCTAACTTTGTACAGTTGCTAACAGGGGCAGATATATCAGCCTCTATGGGTTCGATAAGTTCGGATATAGCAGGGATTGGAGCAGATGCAGGCAGTGCAGCAGACAATGTAAGTGATATTGGAAGTGCTGCTAAGAAGACAGCCAAAGATATAGAAAAATCACTTGCAGGTTTCGACCAGATTAATAAGCTGACAGAGCCAACAGATGATAGTTCTGATTCAAGCGGTAGTTCAGGTGAAACATCTTCAGGAATCGGAAGCGTTGACCTTGTACCAGATGTAAGTGGAAGTACATCTAATGTTTCTAGTTCAATATCTGATATGGCAGATAGAGTCAAGAAAGCATTAGAGCCACTTAAAGCAATATCCTTTGATAATCTAATAACATCTCTTGATAACCTTAAGAAAGCCGCACAACCATTAACAGAGAAGTTGTTCGCTGGATTGGAATGGGCTTATTACAATATATTTGTTCCTTTGGCTAAGTGGACCATAGAAGATTTGCTTCCGGCATTTCTTGATGTATTAGCAGGCTGTTTAGATGTACTGAATAGCGCGTTAGATGCATTGAAGCCATTGTGGATGTGGGCTTGGGATAATTTCCTTGAGCCTGTGGCGAGTTGGACTGGTGGAGTGATTGTTGATGTTCTGAAAGGATTGGCATCTGCATTAGAGGGTATATCTGATTGGATAAAGGATAATCAAGGTCCATTTGGTGCAATAGTGATAACAATAGGAGCATTTGCAGCAGCTTGGAAAGCGGTAGATTTAGCAGAATTTCTTATGAATGCTGGCGGTGTTGTTGGAATTATAAATAAAATGAAAGCGGCAATACATGCTTGTACATTAGCAAAAATAGCTGATAAGTTTGAAACAATTCAGCTTTGTGCTATGTATGCAAAAGATTTTGTTAAAAGCATTATACAATCCATATCAAAGCTTGAAATATATTATACTTCTTGGTTTAAGGTAAATATCCTGCAATCAGATACAGTAAAAGGTATTAAGGACTTAGTAACTAATATTAAAGCATCAACTATAGCATTGAAAGATGATATTGTTGAATGGGTAAGGAATACTGCTGAGAAGACTAAGAATAAAGCTGTTGATATAGGCGGAAATATTAAGAACCTGGCTATTGATATGGCAAAGGCAACTAAGGAGTTAGCACTTCAATCAATAGAGTGGGTAAAGAATACTGCAGAGAAAGCAAAAAATAAAGCTGTAGATGTTACCACAGGAATAAAAGATTTTATTGTAAATATGGCATTGGCGACAAAGGAATTAGTTTCTCAGGCCATACAATGGGGAATATCAACGGCATCTAAAATAGCAGATACGGCAGCGACAGCAGCACATACAGCCGCTACCTGGTTAGCCACAGCCGCTACAACAGCATTTGGTGTAGCTATGTCCGTATTAACAAGTCCTATAACATTAGTTATAGTGGCTTTAGCAGCATTAGGAGTTGCTATATACGAATTAGTAAAACATTGGGATGTAGTTAAGGATGCAGCAGGAAAATGTTGGGATTGGATTACTGATAAATGGTGCAAAGCAGGTGACTGGTTCAAAGGCATATGGCAGGATATAAAGTCTGCATTTTCTTCATTTGATAACTGGTTACAGAATATTTTTAACATAGATTTTTCTGATAGTTTCGGTTTTATAGGCAATATAATGAATGCTTATTTGAATAATGTTTCCAATATATTTGGTGATGTAAAGCAGATATTTGGTGGATTGATTGACTTTATTGCTGGTGTATTTTCAGGTGACTGGTCAAAAGCCTGGGAAGGTATAGTTGATGCATTTGGTGGAATATTCTCTTTGATAGGTGATATAGCCAAAGGACCTATTAATATGGTAATCGGACTTATAAATGGTATGCTTGACGGATTAGAAAGTGGAATTAACTGGATGGTTCGTAAGGTAAATAGTTTGAGTTTTGATGTGCCTGACTGGGTACCAGTTATAGGTGGTGACCATTTCGGGTTTGATTTACCGGAAGTTGGTTTTGGCAGCATTCCATACCTTGCACAAGGTGGATATGTAAAGCCAAACACACCACAGCTTGCAATGATTGGTGATAATAAACACCAGGGAGAAGTTGTAGCACCAGAGGATAAGCTTATCGATATGGCACAGAAGGCAGCAGCTATGGCATCCAGTGCTGAACTGTTAGCCGAAGCTATAAGTATTCTTAAGCAGATTCTTAAGATACTGGAAACATTAGATCTTGATATACAGCTAGATGGAAAGAGTCTTAAGAAGTATGTAGTTGATAAGATAAACGAACATACAAAGCAGACAGGAAAATGTGAGATTATACATTAAGGATGTGATGAATTGATACTAAGATGCGACAATCAGGAGCTTCCGGCTCCTGTGTCCATCAAAGTGGATGATGAGATAATATGGTCTTCTTCAACGGGACGAGCACTTGACGGAACAATGTTAGGTGATGTAGTTGCTGAAAAGAAGACCTTATCTATATCCTGGGGAGTTCTTCAGGAAGATGAGTTGGTTCTTATTAAGAATAAGCTTGTTGCCGGATTCTTCCCAATAACATTTCATGATGATGGACAGGATATAACAATAACAAGTTACAGAGGTACACTAAGCAAGGAAGTAATAGGGGAGCTTGATGATGGTATTTTCTATTACAGAAGTGCAAGTGTATCTATTATTCAACAATAAAGGAGATTTATAATATGAAATTTACAATCAAACAGATTGACAGATGTGCAGCAGAATTACAGAAGTTACAGAATTCAAAGAAACATTGGCCAGTTAAGGTCAATTATGCAATTGCTAAAAATCTTAAAGCGTTATTGGCAGAATTAGAGGTATATAACGCTGAAAGAACACGAGTATTAAAGGAAAATGCTTTAAAGGATGAAAATGGGAATGCAGTCGTAGAAGATGGCTCTTACAAGTTTGCAGAAGATAAGGAGCAGGAGGTAATTAAAGAAATTGATGATATGTATAACATTGAAACAGAACTTGATGTGCATATGATTAAGCTGGAAGATGTTAATGAGTGCGATTCAGAAGGATATGACGGAACTACATTAGAAGACATTACTGCAATAGAGTTTATGATACAGGAGTAAGTGTATGTATAACAATGTAACGGAAGCTTTTAAAGAAACAATAAGAAGTCCATCGAGGACTTTTGAAGCCAGATTAAGAATTAATGGAAAATGGTATAATTCCCGATTTAAAAAATTGGGCTATGAGACGTCCAGCACAGCAGATGAAGCATTACAGCTAGGGTCGGCGGTATCTGCTAAGATAGAGATTACTCTTAAGAAGATAGATGAATTATTTGAAAACACAGAGATACCAGTAGAGATAGGTTTAAAGCTGCCAAGTGGAAAGTATGAATATATTCCACTTGGCTTTTTTACAGCAGAGCACCCACAAAGTGATCAGGCAACAACGACATTTACAGCATATGACAGAATGATGAAGACTACAGGGCTGTATATATCTAATCTGACATATCCAGCAAGTGCTGATTTGGTATTAAATGAGATAAGCACGGGTTGTGGTGTTCCAGCAGATGTAAGCAGTCTGAATACCATAATAATACAGACTAAACCAGTTGGATATACATACAGAGAGATGATAGGATATATAGCTTCATTAGCTGGTGGATTTGCATGCGTGGACAGAGCCGGAACTATTGTTATTAAGTGGTATAAAGAATGTGAATATTCTATAGATAAAACAAGAATTATGTCATTTGAGCATAATGAAAGTGATTTTCATTTGGATTATTTAAATTGTAATGTCGATAGCCAGACTAAATTAACGCAGGGCGGTGGAGAGCTTGGCATAACATTTTCCAATCCGTTTATGACAGCAGATAGATTAAGATATATATATCAGAGCATTAAAGGGTTTGCATATAGAGGAGCTTCATTAAAGACACTTGGAGACATACGTCTGGATCCGTGGGATGTTATAACTGCCAATGACGGCACTGGTGAATATAAAATACCGGTTATGAATTTGGTACAGGAATATGATGGCGGTATGGCTATGACTGTTACATCTTATGGGAAGACAGAAGTAGAGACCGAAACTGACTTCAAAGGACCGACAACACAGCAGAACGAAAGAATATATTCTGATTTGATATTAGCAAAGGAATTAATAGCAAAGAAGGTTGATGCCGACTGGGTTAAGGCTAATACAGTTACGGCAGAAAAAATCACCGCTGTAAATGCAGAGATAATTGATATAAAGACCAATTATCTTAAAGCAGATGTTGCAGATTTAAGGTACGCTAACATAAAGCTTAGTAACATCGAAGCCGGCTCTATAAAGACAGCAATGATAGACAAAGGTGCAGTTGGTACAGCTCAGATTGCAGATGGAAGCATAACAGATGCAAAGATAGTAGATTTAACTGCTAATAAAATAACAAGTGGAACTATAGATGCCGCTAATATTGAAGTAATTAACCTTAAAGCGGCTAATATTACAGTTGGTACTATTAATGGCAAGCAGATAGCTTCTGGCGCAGTAGATATGTCTAAATTTGATACAGATGTAACGCAATGGATAAGTGCGACAGATAAGGATGTGGAAAATGCAGCACAAAAGGCAGATACAGCTAATACAAATGCGGCGGGTGCATTAAGCACGGCGGAAGCGGCTAAACTTTTATCAGCGGCGGCTTCTAAGACCGCGGAAGGAGCACAGCTTACAGCAGATGGCAAGAATACAGTATTTTATCAAAAAACAGCACCCTTGGCGGATGGCAGAAAAACTAATGATATATGGTTTAATACAGCAGATTCTAATAAAATGTATTACTTCGATGGCAAAGGCTGGGTATTACGTCAGTTCGGAACTAATGCCATTGCGAATGCTTCTATAACTAATGCCTTAATAGCAGATGCAACAATACAGAATGCCAAGATTGCCAATATGGATGCAGGAAAGATTACAAGTGGTTATATATCCGCAGACAGGATAGCTTCAGGTTCGATTGTAATTGGAAAACTTGATGCTGGTACGCAGAATGATATAGCCGCCGCCAAGAAAAGATATCAGATAACTGTAGATTTAAGAGACGCAAAATATAATACGGATACATATTATCCAGTATTAATTAATTCAAGCATACCATATAGTGGTTTATATAACTATGAATGTAATGTACAGCTCAACAGTGGAACTAAGCCTGTCTGGTCTACGCATAATCAAGGTTTTACTTGCAATCTTATTTTAAGAGTATTAGCAGGTGGCTGGGGAACAACGGATGCCGCTGGTTATTTGGAGGAGAATAATTATCGTTTTTGTAATAAAATGCCTGCGTTTGTAGGGCAGGTACAACAACATAGCCAGATATACTTTATGTTGCGTGGTGGGGCACGATATTACATTTATACACCTAATAAAAGTGACGTAACAATATATACTGTTAAAACTAATATAGCAAGAAATACGTCATATACAGTGTATCTTGAACCTACCCAATCTCCAAAGAATGATTATGCGGAGGCTAAAGGATCTACAATTGCAAGCTGGTGTGCTGCAAATAATAAGACCCTTATTAATGGTGGAAAGATATATACAGGCAGTGTTACAGCAACACAGATAGCAGCAAATGCAATAACAACAGAAAAGATAGCGGCAAGTGCAGTTAATGCAGATAAAATAGCAGCAAGTGCTATAACTTCGGCAAAAATAGCCGCAAATGCAGTAACCTCGGATAAGATTGTTGCCAATGCAGTTACAGCCGCAAAGATAGCTTCCAAGACAATAACAGCCAATCAGATAGCTTCCAAGACAATAACAGCGGCAGAGTTAAGTGTATCTACATTGTCTGCAATATCCGCAAACCTGGGAACAGTTACAGCCGGAGTGCTTAAAAGCTCTAATTATGTTGCAAACAGTACAGGAATGATGCTTAACCTTGCAACAGGAACGTGGGACAGCAAGTATTTTAAAATATCCAGCACGGGAGATATAACAAGTACCAGTGGTATTATTGGTGGCTGGTATATAAACTCAACAGGGCTCAGTAGTTACAAAAAAAATTCATCTGATGGAATAAAGTGCAGTATTAAAAATGCACTTTATATAACAGATAAAGATACGCAAAGTAATTTTATAGAACTTTGGCAACAAAACAGAAGTATTTTCAGCGTATCTTTTGGAGGAGCTGTGACAGCGAAAGTTTTATATACGGCTCAAATAGATATTGGAAAGATGGAATACCTGAAAATCCTAGGAGACACAAGAGTTTCAGGCATATTAACAGTTGGCGATGATAAATATAAGGACTGCGATTTATCAGTGGTTGGAAAAGCAAGGATCAATGAAATATATACTAACTATTTTGAAAATTACGGAACCACGAAACTGAATTATATCAAGCAGAATACGAATTACTGGGCTGACTTGTACAACCTTCACGTTTATGGCGATAGTTATTACGAAGGTCCTGCACAGTTTAATGCACGCTTATATGTAAATAATACAACGATGGGAAAAGTCGGAGTTGTGCTTAATAGAAATATCACACCAGACATTAGCTTTGGATGGGACGGGACATATCTTAGAATATATATAGATAATACTGTTATTGCCTCTTACCATTGGGGAAGTGCAAGCTGGGTATAAAAATAATATTAATAAATCCACAGAAGTGGTAGAAAGAGGTAAAAAATGTTAAACGTAAACAAATCTATAACATTAAATGGAACAAGCAGTGTAGAGGAGAATGGTGCAGTTACAGATATTATGTATATGAATGCTACAATCTCCGCCAATGGAGGGTTGTCTATAAACCGCAACATAGCTAATGCACAGGCATATATAGCAAATAAGGCAACATATACGAAAGATGTAACGGAATTTGAAAATAAATTAAATGAGCTTGTAACAGAATTTAGTAAATAAAGGAGGGCAATAGAGATGATTAGAGCACCCAATAAGTAAAATTAAAGTAAATATATACAAATAAGGAGGAAACAAATGGAAAGAGCGAAAACAATTATAGTAGCAATATGGAGCATAATAATGAGTGCGTTAGGTATACTTGCAATACCTGTTATGTTATTAATAACCTGTAATATAATAGACTATGCAACAGGTCTTGTAGCTTCAAAGTTCAGAAACCAGGAGCTTGATAGTTATAAAGGAATTAAAGGAATGGCAAAGAAAATATGTATGTGGCTTTTAGTAGGAGTTGGTGTCATTGTAGACCAGCTCCTTTCTTATTCAGCGGATGTTGTTGGAATAACATTGCCATTTACATTTTTAGTTGCTTGCATAGTGGCAATATGGCTGATTTGCAATGAAATTATATCTATATTAGAAAACATCAATGATATAGGTGTTACACTTCCACCATTTTTACAGCCGATTGTAAGCAATCTTAAGAGTCAGGTGGAAAAGAAAGCAGAATTAGAAAATATTAAAGATAAAAATGAAAGCGAGGAATAGTTATGAAAAGAGGAATAGACATAAGCAGACATCAGGGAAATCTTGATTTTGATTACATTAAGGAGAATTTTGATTTTGTTATAATCCGTTGTGCCTATGGCAGTGACTTAAGCGAGGATGACAGCGAGTGCAGACAGTGTGATTCTATGGCACAGACATATATAGATGAATGCAAGAAGAGAGGTATTCCGTATGGACTTTATCTATATCAGTATGCTGGCAACAATGATGAATCGTTAAGCGAAGCTGCACATATCAGGGAATGGTATAATAAATGTAATCCAACAATGGGATTGTATCTTGATATCGAGGATGCAGACCGATACAAGGCTGAAAATGGCATTGATTATCATTATACACAGGAGCTTGCACTTGTATGGCTTGATGCATTATCAGACATAACTGCAAAGGGTATCTATGCAAGCCATAGTTGGTTAAATGATTATATGAATGTAGATGAACTTATAGAACACGGTGCCCTTATCTGGGAAGCTCATTGGGATGATAATGGTGAGATCTGTGAAGATAAATTTGCTATGTCCCAGGAGACTAGTGACTATTATTTAAACGATGGCACAAGAGTAGATTATGACATTATGCGTGACGAGTTATTTGACAGACTTATACAGGCTAATGAGTATGATCACAGGAATGATAATTTTGATTCAGATGATAATATCAGTGCTGATGAGACAGATACAGAGCATTTACAGTATCAGATAGGAGATTATGTTGAGTATAATGCAATATATGCTTCATCAACATCAGAATCAGGACTTACACCATCACAGGGATTTAATAGTGGAACAATCACAAGGGTTATTCCTTGGGCGGCCAATCCTTACTTAATCAATGATGGAACAGGTTGGGTCAACGATGGTTGTATTATATCAAGCGACAATTCGAATGGTGAAGGCTGTGATAATACAGATATAAAAGTTGGCGATAAAGTAAGAGTTATTCTTAATGTCGATTATGACACTGACCGAGCATTTAACCTTTACTATGATGAATATGATGTTATTCAGATTAATGGTGATCGAGCAGTAATTGGTATTGGCAATACAGTAACAAGTGCAATAGATGTACATAATATCGAAAGAATATAA